TTTACATAAATTTTCTTGGAAATTTTTACCAAAGACGCCTAGATTTTCCATGTCACCTCGTTAAAATGTAAAGTAAGTATATTATTTCTTATTAAAGAAGTCAAGCTATTTTATAAGTCATTAAAAGGATTAGAAAAAAAGTTTTACTTAAAAATTTTATTCTTTGCTGTATCAAACAATCTTGGAAGAAAACTCTTCTTGAGTTTAAGAAGTCTATTGAATTTTGCCCTTCTTCTGACATCCATGTATATCGCTGTTGGCTTCCTGATTTCGCCATTAATCAATTGCTCACCAAAATCATAGAATTTTTGTTTTTGTGGTGGCGCGCTGGCAAAGGAAGGGTAGGTAAACATCGTCATCATCATTAATATTAAAATAAGTTTTTTCAATCATCTTGCCCTCCTAAAGATATTTAGTCCACGCACAGTATTTGCGCTCATTAAAATAATTTTCGTTATATTGGTTGTCGTATGCCTCTTTCTCAAACGGATTGTTATAATAAGCCTCTGCCCATGAGCCATGCTTAAAGCGACCAATCACATAGAATATACCATAAAGGAGCCATTGAACCAAAAAAAGTAACTCTACTTGTTGGTAAAAGTGGATCGTTTCATGACGACGTAAACGATCAGTAATTTTGCCTCGGCACCATACAAACCAAGCAAAACTAACTGCGTGGATATTTAATGGCGAAATTTTAGACAGCAAACCGGGCACTCGGCTATTTTCAAAAATAAATGGCTTTAATTTGTACATATCTTCCTCTTGGATTATTTATTATTTTTCATGGTCACAGCACATCCGACCATCATGGTGAGCGCGAAACCAGCGGCTATCAATTCAATAAAAATCATTATTTGTTATCCCTGCATAAACGCTTAAAATCTTGAAATAAGTCTGACCAGTAAATTTCACTGATTCCATCTTCAAGCATCATGAGATCAGTTTCAGTCTTATTAAAGCTATATTCGAACTCATCAATAGTCCAGTCTACACTTTGTTTCGTCTGAATAGACAGGCTTGGACTATAGAGCTGCATAAGACTATAGTTCTCTTTAATTAGTTCTTGATTGTCTACAACAGACTGGTAGGCTTTAATTTTGCTCTCTTGATTAGAACAGAATTCAATTAATTCTGGTAGGGAAACATCTTTCTCTTCCTCAAAGAAGGGAAATCTTTTGGATACTGTCTTCAAGCCAACTCCCGGAACTCCTTCAAGATTATCGGATTTGTCTCCAGCAATGGCGCGTGCCAAAGCAAAATTTGTAGGATGAATCCCATGTTCTTCAACGATATTAAATTTATTTAAAAATTTCTTTTGAATTGGTCTGTGAAGAATTGTCTTGTCGTCGAGGAGCTGGTAGAAATCTTTATCGCTAGATACGATTACTTTTTGAGAAGTTTTAAAACATGAGTATCTAGTGATATATGAAATCAAATCATCTGCCTCCACTTCGTCTGCGACTAATTGAATCACAGGAAAGTTATTAAGGTACTCAAATGTTCTGTGCATTTGCCAAATTCTATTCTCTTGTTCTTGTTGTTCATTGAGAACCTTGATATTTCTATTCAAGCGAATTGGCGCTCGGCCTTCCTTATAATTTTTATTTACTTGTTTTCTTTTTCTGCTCCCGCCTCTACCGTCCCAACACATAATAATTGCATCAGGCTTGATTTCGCGGGAAAGTTTTTGTAGGGATTTAAGAAATCCTGCAGTGCCTCCGATCGGATTACCATCTTTTGACATTGTAGGATTGACGATATATGATCTTAGAAACAAGTTCAGTGAATCTATGATCATTACTCTTTTGTTTGATAAGTTTTTCACATAGGTATTTTATGAAAAAATAATATATTTGTCAAGGGAAATGTTTAAGAATTTTATTTTAAAGCTTCTCTTACAAGAGCCTCAATTTTTTCCTGAAGACTTTCAAAAGTAGCCGTTTGCTTATTCTTGTCTTTAGGCTTATCGCCTTTTCTCGGCATTGGCACTATGGGTACTTTAGCTTTTGGTTTAGTTTTGCCAGCGATAGTTGGTGGTTGTTCTGCGGCTTCTTTATCCTTTTTAAATTGTGCCGAGCGTTTTTCGAACTCCGCATCCTTCTTTTTCTTAGCGGCAGCCTTCTTTGCCTTCTCGGCAGCAGTTGGGGCGCCCGATGGAACCGGTTTAACTGCTGCTCTTTTCTTTGTTTTTGGATCTGTCACGGTTGGTGTCTTGCCTCTATTGCTATACCACTTGCGATAGGCTTTACGAAGAGGATCATTGTAAGATAGCTTTTTTAGTCCAGACAGAACTGAGCCACCTTTGATGCCTTTCTTGCGTAGTGCAGACCGCGTTGCTTTGGCTACAGACTTATAACTTTGACCAGAAAAGTCAAATTTCTCTTCTAGTAAAAACTTCTCAATTTCTTCTTTAATAAGCTCTTTAACTCGTGACGCTGTGATTTTCATAAAAAGACTCCTGCAAATTACATTATAAATAGTCATTTCACTATATAAATGCTTTTTAAGGACTATTATTCTTCTTTATCGTAAAAATCTGCAGCGTTTCCAGTACGCTCGTCAAACTTTCTAATGATTTCCTCATCCATGATCTGAAGGATTCTTCCTTTAAACTTGGAGTCTTCGAGCTTCTCCATCCATCTGGCAGACTGGAACTTTTCCGTTGTTCCGTCTTCAAAAACTAATTCATACCATGCACCCGCGCGCTTTAATGAATCCGAACTCTGAATTGCGTCAAACCAGCTTTCTTCGTCTTGAACTCCAACCTTGTCACCCCAAAGAATTTTGAATTGACATTGGCGGCCTTGTGAGCCAAAACGTGATTTTTCAAGTTTTACTTTTACGGTGTTCCCAATACGATAATCTTTATCGTCATAAACGTAAGATGCCTTTGCTTTTGGTCTGGTTAACCAAATGCGCAATGAATACGAGTAGATAAGAGTTTTACCGCCCGGTGTCATGTACGGTGTCGTAAGGGCCTCAGAGGGGGAGCGAGTGATATTCGCTTTCAGCTGGTTTAAAACTAGCAACGTTGATTGTGTATTTGCGATGGAAACAAGTAGCTTGGACATACCTTTTGACAAAATGCGCGCTTTAACTGCCATTGTTGACTGTGGGTTAAAATCCCCCTCGACATCTGAAATTGATGGAGTTAGGGCTAGACTATCCCAAATGAATAGCATTCTATTGTCATTTGACTTTAATAATTCTTCAATAGTTTCTAACACAAATTCGACATTGGTTGCCTGAACATAAAGAATTCTACTTGCGTCACATCCTGAGCGTTCTAAGAAAGAATTATCCAGTGCGGACTCAGAGTCAAAGTAAACAACATCAATACCTTTCTTTTGAGCATTTGCAGCAATTTGAGCTGCCATGTATGATTTGCCACTAGACTCAAGTCCTGCAATTTCTGTTATCTTTCCTACGGGTATTCCAGACAACTTTCCGCGACAAATAACACTATCCAGCCAGCGAGATCCTGTTGGGATCCAATCGGTTACATTAGTTGGATTATTTTCATCATTGAGGTCATGAGCAACCTGCATGCCAGCCTTTTTATTGATAAGCTGTCGCATCTGTTCTATACTGAGTTTGCCAGCTTTTACTTCTTTTCTACGAGCCATTGAATTTCTCCCTATTTTGAAATTTTAAATGCATGAAAACAGCTACGGAAACCTTTTCTGTCAAGTTTGATTATAACATTCTCTCCAAAATCAGTGACCTCCAAGACGTATCCTTTACTTCTTGTTAAAAGATTTGTTATGTCACTGTTGTCTGAGCAGAAGGTTACAAATCCATCGCCCATGTCTTGTTTGAACGCATTGATGGCAGTTTCACTTTCGGGGCCTCCACCTTTACCCTTGAACCTCTTCGCGATTTCATTAATTTTTTTATTAAAATCTGCATCGCTTTTCTTATATACTTTCTTGGATTGTACCATTTTCACTCCTATCAGGTCTTATGAGACCAAAGTTATCTTCCATATCATACCAATCATTATATAACTTGTCAAGAGAAATGTTGATATCTATTTTTTTAACTTCGTAATTTGCGCCGGGGATTGCAAAGTGTTTAAAATATGTACAACCACCAGTTACTTCCACGGCACCGCAGGAACACTTTCGAAAATCTTCATCAGCTCTTGAGTAAACAATGTCGCCACAATCTTTACACTCAACTGCTTTTATTAACAATTTCTTTTCCTTTTTTATGAAAATGGGGCATCTGTAAACCCATGCCCCCCTGCGGTCAAAACTAACCTAGAAGCTCATTAAAAGCCTTATCTACGCTATTTCCGTTTACATTGCCAGTGGAATTTGTGGTTACTTCCTCTGACGGTTCTTCGCTATTTAGGTATGCAGCGAGAATATCCTCAACCTCTTGGACCGTCTTGCGTCCAGATTCAAAGACCTCTTCAAAATCTGGAACATCTTCCATCAACTCAAGTACCCGTTCGGCATCCTTGTGAAGAGGTGACGACTTGCGGCGAGGGGTAATCTTGGTTTCCGGAAAGGAAGCGCCAGCAGGCTTTCCGTAGCCAATAACCAAATCCGTGCCCGTTTCTGGATCTGTAATGTCGCCATACTCTGGATTCAAAACAAGCCCCAAAAGCGTTTCGTAAGTTCGCTTACCGAACCCCCAAACCTTTACTCCTTCGCTCTCTTCTCCTCGCACAAGTACGGGAGCAAAAAAGCGTTGCCGAGCACCAAGCTTCTTCGCAACTCGCTTGGACTCTTCACTACCCTCCTTCCAGAGCTGCTTCACATAATTATCAAGAGGACAATCCTCTCCAAAATTACGCTTGGGGCTCAGAAAGCCGGGTTGGTCACCAACATTGTAGTGGAACCAATAATCACGGAAGGGGTCTCCATCAGAAGAACATACAATACGAATCGTTTGTTCTCCGTCTTGAGGACGCCAAAAGCGGTTAGAGCCGCCATTTCCGTTGTTTTTCAATGCCACTTGTCGGGCTCGCATTTTTTCCATATCAATAGCCATAAATAATTTCTCCTTTTGTTAAAGCTACCTTAATAAATCTCTTAAGATACTAATTTTTGTATTAACGAACTGTTACTTTCCCAATAGATATATGTTTGATCGTATTCTGTGGGGTACACTGCGTATCCCACTTTCATCCTATCATGTTCTATCGAGTCCCTAACCTGTCCTTTAATTTTATTCATCAACATAGAATCCTGTTCCAGAACACTATGAGGTATTGCATAATAATACCTTTTTTCTCTTGGAATGTCAAGAGAAAAAAAGCTTTTTTCTTCCTCCTCGTCAAAATTATCAAATCCAATTGTACACATGCGTGCTGTCTTGACGCGCTTTGTAAACGTCGTAAAAACAGGCATGCTGTGTTCAAAAACATTGATCATGTGATAAGTTGAAGCAATCATCTGATTTATACTTTCCCAATAGTTTAATATTGGAACAGGGCCTATTATATCAGATATCTTACTATTGTCAAGCAAAATAATTTTTTCAAAAAGCGTTGACCTTGCAAACTGCTGAAGTACATTGAATAAAGTATTGTTTTGCAATTTTTGAATATCTGACAACCCCTCCTGACTGGGGATAATATACATTACAGTGATTTTTGTTTTGTCCTTTATTTTTTCAAGAATTCTCAAAGAGGCACTTGAAACCGAACCACAGCTTGTAATAAATAACGTTTCTTCATTAACGTTTTCTAGAAACTTATTCAGCGTTCTCGGAATCTTTTCTTCATAAAGTTCCGGTGTTGGCTGTTCTTTCAAGCCTAAAGTTTTTTTAGTTTTCTTAAGTCCAACATCAATTTTTAAGACATCGTACTCTGGGTATAATTTGAAACAGTCCGCGATGTTACACCCTGCTTTGCCTAGTCCAATTATAGTCTGCATTAGTTTATAAAAGCCTTTTGCATGTCAAGCCAATTTCTACCGGCACTGCAGTTTACTTTAAATTTGCCAAAGCGGGTTTGACTAAACGCATGTTTTATGTCATTTATCATGAATTGATCTTTTTCTGAAAAATCTATTACAACAGAGTCATGATTACAGAATTTAATAAAGCTTTTGCTACCATCTAGCATTTCCCAAACTTTGTACATCTGTTCAAAGAGCAGATCAGCGGCGGTAGACTGAATAATATAGCTTACCGCATGGTCTTCGTCGCACTGAATTTCTCTACCGAAAACAGTTTTTACTCTATCTTTCATAAAATGCAAAGTTTTGAGCTTATCTCGGTCGTAAATCTTCCCAACCCTGTCCTCACTGCTTTTTGGGTTATAGAGCCAAGAGAATATCCTTTTTTTAGCATTTTCGCGATCTTTTGACCTAACAAATACGTTATGAAGGTTCCAGTCATGAAGGTCTTCTTCTGGTTGAGCTTCTCCAAGGAGGGCTAAGGCCACTCTCAGTTCGCAAGCATTGAAATCTATTTCAAAAAGCCAATCATTATCAGGCTTTAGAACATTACGGTATTTCTTGGCCAGAGTCATGACTGGAAATGAATTTTTCTTTGTGCTCAGGCGACCCGTCTTCGTTTTGAATTGGTCATATGAAATAAATCGATCGCATTGTTCCAATGTTTCGTATGTATTTTTGTCTTGTACATTGGTTATAACAATTTCTTCAGGGTCAATTTCTAAAGGCTGGAACTTGATCTCCGTGATCATCTTCTCCACTTTTAATAGGAGGTCGTAGTTTTCTGGTTTGGGGTTGTTCTCGAAAACATAATTACAAATATTATTTTTAACTTGTGCCCAAGTTCTCAGCATGTGTTCTGGGATCAAGTCATACATGCATACATCTTTTAGGTCCAAGCCACTTGATGCGGCAGATTTTAACACCGCTTTGATTCTTGCTTGGGCCTGTTCTAACTCCCTTTTTTGGTCATCGGAACAAGCTTCTTCTAGGGATTTACCGGAATTAAAAAGATTCGCATAGTCTATGTCCTGCTCCTTTAGATAAGTCGCATATGACCATGTTTTGGTACATTCCGATGTTATATGTTTAGAGAATCTCTCATCTCTAAAAACCATAAAACAGTCTTTTTTCTCGTCAAACGTTTGAAATAGCATCGTAAGTATTATATATAAATTTATTTCTTAATCAAGGAAAAAAAGAAATCTCTTCACTATCTTTTTTGTATATCTTTGAATTGATTAGCTTTAAATCAATATATTTTAAAGCATGTTCTTTGTCCTTCAAACCATAGTAGTCAACGACGTTTTTAACAAGGTCGCTGTACCTCTCTTCTTTCTCGTTTTCTATCAATCTCACACGGAAATACAACTTTAAAAAATACGCTTCCCCGTATCTAGCTTCAAACTCCTGATAAGTTTTTGGTACTACCTCCACAGGCTGTTCTTTAATAAGTTTTGTTTCATAATCTGAAAAAATTGGGGAGCCATATTTTACCGACTTTAGGCGAACGCTTATTTTGTCATATGTTGAGTTTACTGAATAGTGGCTCGTATAGAGAATATAGAGATATCTTTTAAAGTTCTCATAATCAACGTGGGAGGCAGCGTAATAACATTTGTCAAACAAGTGATTCTCTTCAAGATGGACCTCGTGTTTTTTGGCATAATCCAGCATTGGGTTTGCGTCACCGCTTGGAAGTTTCAAGGTTGTTAAATCTGCAATAAGTTGCCATGGGGCGTGCTTATTTAGTCTAAAGCCAAAACGACGGCAGGAACCAATGAAGTTCAAGTACTCAAACTTTTCTAAATATTTTTTAACTTTATGGTTATTATCCCCATGATCGTCGGCAACCAGATCGATGACAAGCCCTGAAATCTTATTGGTACAATCACTACTGACTATAAACTCATTTTGGGTAATGGAAATATCAGGAGCTACGGTTCTGACAAACCTCAAATACTCTCTAGTGAATGTTGCGAACGAATCAATCTTTTTGCCTACTAAGTATTCATTTAAAAAAGGATTAAAAATGTAATCTTCAAAATAATTGTCATATTCCACTGGTAGCGACTTCCACGCTCTTTTGGGAGAAAAATCATCTAAGAAGTCAGTTGGGAATGTATTTCTATCTTTTGCTCTTTGTATAAATGTTTGCAAATCAGAAAACGCCTCGGCAACAAAGTTCAAAGCCTTAAACTGTTTTTTCACATCCAGAGGGGCAAGAAACTCTTCTTTTGGATATACAGCGATACCCTTTGTGTCTATTTTGCCAAAATAAGGTCTTTTGTACCAAATATCATAAATTCTGTTCTCTGGAGCAACTGGAAAGATTTTATCATACTCTTTTTTGCTACTGAAGAACTCTGATGGTGTGGAAGAATTATTGCTGAACATATTATATATAGAATTCCTTGGTTATTTTTTTGTCGCTTCTTTACCGGTTGGCGCCTTCGGTTGCTTTTTGCTCTTCTTTGGGGTCGAGGTCGTTCCTTCCCCTTTCTTTTTGTCTGGTTTTGTTTTCTCAGCATCAGCGGGTTTTGCATCTTTATTGGGGGTGCCTGCGGCATTGTTTTTTGCTTCCGATGCCAAAGCAGCGTCTGCTGGCGGCGGTGTCTCCGTGATCGATGTTTTGTATGTCTTACTATTTAGGTCCCCAAAGGACATCGCATCATAATTCGTTGTCCATGTGTTACCATCGATGCTGTGTTCAAGCTTGTGAATATAATATTGACCAGAAAAGAACAACAAATTATTTTTTTGTTGGAAAAAGCCACCGTCTACAAAACGAGAATCAACATTGATTTCATCACTCAAATTTAAAAAAGGGTTTCCGACCAATTCCAAGTTAACAGCCATTTTAGACGTAACCATAATAGAATCATCTTCCCCGATCGAATCTTTGGTTCCTCTTGGAAGGTTGTACTGTTTAGCAAGTTCCAATTCTGCTAGGCGGCCTGTTCTTACTGGTCGATAGGATATTGTCTTTAATGGGCCTTTATCTGGGCCACCCAAATAGATTGTAGGAATGTTCAATTTATCACGTGCCTTCTTTGTCATGTTTCTATCATATAAAACATTCTTAACCATGATGAAATCCTTAACTTTTCTAGTATCCTCGGAACCCATATGCTCTGCAAAATTTTTAATTATTTTGGTATTTTTGTCAATCGTATCTTCATCAAGGGTGTAAGCTTGGTTACCAACATAATATTGAACATCTCTGCCTGTCTTTTCTTTTTCCCCACTGAGTACTTTGAAATCAAAAAATCTTTTCATAAAATCACCCAAGAAATATCTTAGATTCATCACCTTCAAATTCCTTTCGTGAATCATTTTGTTAAGCTCAAATAAGAACATATCCATGGATATTGGTGTATTAACTATGTTATAAATCTTTTTGTTATCCTTATTTTTTATAAAGACCGTTGGGCCTAACAGCAAGCTAAAGGCGTCTTCTCCTAAAAAATCTAAATCTTGGCCAATTCCTCCACCAGTCTTGTTATTTAAAATAACGTTTAAGAGATCCCCAAAGTAGAAAAATTTTATTTTTTCAAATTTCGATTTTGTGTCACTTTTGTCGCCCTTAAATTTTCGTATTCTAAAATTTCCACCAGAGAAGACCACTTCATTTGTTTTATCGAGCACATCCTCTGGTGGCAACTTTTGGGACTTCTTCTCTTTTGGCACAATATTAAGTTTTGATAGATCAACAAACTCATCTTGGGCTATTTTTTTAATATATCTTTTATATTGTTCATTGTTCATTTCAAGATAATATATCTTTCCAAGTTCGTAAAGAGCTGAAATAAAAGAAAAAACAGGAGGCACGGATCGTAACTGGCTCGCAAGCTGAGCTTTCCTTTGAAGAACATCTATCTCTTTTTCAAGTTTTTTAATTTCACCAGCAGAATTTGCAGAGCTTGGCTTTTGTGTCTTATCAGAAGAATTTTTTTGTTGCTTGTTCTTGTCAACTTGGTTTTTGGCCATTAGCTTATCTAGATCAGAAATCTTTTTCTTAAGCTCCTCGGAGGAATATTCGCTTTCATTATCGACGACAAGCATGTTTGCGCCTTGTCGAATCGTTTTATAGTATTTTGGATCTAATAAATTTATGTCTTCGCTCAAGATCTCAGAACGACCTTCCAAAGTGGTACTAATACTCATGGTCCCATCTTCGTTATAACTGACATTTGTTTTACCCGCGTTCGGCATAACATCGAGCATTAGTTTTTTTGTTGCAATCCCTTCGAGGCCCAGACCCGCATTATCTGGTATCCCATAGCCTACTTCCATGATAATTTTATAAGCACCCTTATTCGGAGAAGCAATTAAATCTTTGTATTGGATATCCTCGGTTTCATGTAAGTCTTTAAAGAGCATTTTTGGGTCTTGAAGTTCCATCGATAGATTCACACTAATTGCGTTCATAGTCGCCGGAGTAACTTTTTTACCGCCGACGCCACGGTAAATAATTTTAACACTTTTCAGACCAACAACTGGTCCCATGAACCTATCAGTTATGAATGGCGGATCATTTCCAATGTATTTAACCGGATCTTCGAAGCTAGAAAAATCCATTTTGTTGTCAAAGGGAAACTCAATCTTTTTCTCCTTTGAGCCATTTTGGAACACCTTAAAAATTCTTACAACGGGTGTAAGAAGATTTAATTGTAGCGGTGTTGCGGCAAAGAATCTTAAAGTTTCAGCAGGGGTTGTTTTTGCGGGGGCAAGATAAGGATTTTCATCAAGGTAATAAATATATTTGTTATCTGGGCGCTTATCGTTATAAAAGTCGTAGATCTCGCCATAATATCCCAAAAGCTTTTGATGGTTTTTTGCAGATGACCCAAGGGTGACAATGTAATCTGATATAGAAGGTAACGCCATTTATTCCCCCTCAAAAATTTCTAAAACCCTTGATAAAGGAGTCGGAATATAAATAGTGTCTCCTAAATTTACTAAATTTTCCATTGGTTTCTGATTAAATTGAGCTATAACCCACCAGTATGTTGGATCACCATAGTATTTTTGAGAATATTTGTAAAATCGATCCCCTGTTTTATAAATTTCTACATTCACTGTAATCCCGTCCAAGTCATCGGGCTCTGGGTAATGAAATTCAGGAGTTGAAAAGTGTTTTATAAAATTAACCTTTCTTTTCTTTAGTTGTTCTGCGTATCTATCATCTTGATTAGTAAAGATGACTCTATCCCTGAAACGTGAGGCCATTATGATTTTCCTTTCTTGACTGCGTTATCACTACCTTTTGTAGCCAGTTTTGCTTTGCCACTTGTAGCGGCAGATGTTATAAGCTTGGTCGGCCCCGGTGTCTGTGTTGCAACAGTGTCAAGAATTTGACCGCCGGTACCTCCGGGGCCGTCTGCTGTCTGGTCAATAACTATGCCTGTATTTAAAGGCCAGTTTGTTCTCCCATCGCCAGCAAATTTACCATCATACCAACCCACAACATGATCATGAATAACAGTGAACCCTATATCAACCGCATATGAAGCTGGTATATTTGTATCGCTAAGTCCATAAGTTAAATTTTCCCCTATTGAACTGCCGGGTCCTCCGATATCAACGGACAAATTTCCTATGTATCCCGAAAGGCCCTTTCTTTGACCTCCGCTGAAGTCACCAATTATATCACCGTATAGGATTCTAAAATAAGGAGGAGTTTTAATAACACTTGTACTTTGTAAACCAGTGTTGGTATATGCAGGATAAACTAGTTGTTGCAATAAATTTGCTGTCATGGCGTTGCTTGATACGGAATCGGCGCCATTTAAGATATGACTCTTGACCATATTAAAACGAATGGTTATGTTTCTTCGAGTACCAGTGTATCTCGCAAGACCTTCTGCTCGCCCGTAGAACCCACCTTGGTCGCTCATTTGAGGCGAAACAGTATTGCTGATTACAAGGTCCGTTGGCTCAATTAAGACAATTATGCTTTCGCCGTTAATTTTAGCATGAATTGGTTCAATTTCAAGTAGTTCGACATTTTCGTCTATTGGCCCTTTAACGGTGCCGCCAGTAAAAAGCGATGAAACTTTTTTAATTTTTTTACCTAATTTTCCTAAATCTACCAATTTTCATGGTCTCCTTACTCGGGCAATGTTGCGGCGCTGAAAATGTCTTTAATTTGAAGTGGTTCCACTTCAAATCTAATTACTTTCTTTACCTTGTCAACCTTAGTATTGATCGGTATTGGTTCAACCGGTGTATTGTTTTTTACCGTTTCTTGTTTCTCTCTTACATTATCCATTTGTTCGCCAAGATTTTTCATCGATTGTGTTGTAACCTTGGCCAAATTTGTCAAAGCATCATTCAAAATCTTTGCTTGCGTGCTGATGACATCTCCTTGGCCAAACATAACCTGACCCAAAATGCCATCGGCCTTTTCGCCGCCCTCTTTCTGGAATATTTCTCTCAGTCGCAATATAGCGTGTACAGCAGCAGTGGTACCTCCTATAGAAGTCGTAAGATCTGCGATTCTCTTTGTAAGTACTGGGATATTTTCGTCGAGACCAGTGATAAATGTTTTAAACGCCCCTGTGACTAATGGTAATTTGTTGGCCGCTGTGGTCAAGGGTACAGCCAATTTATCAGCAATAGGTAAATTCTTTTTTCCAACAGCTGCCACCTCTTCCATACCGCCTTTTGTCTCCTTAACCCTATTTTTGAACATTTCATCAACAGACATTTGCTTACTCATCAGTTTTTCCATATCTGCCATTGAAATTCTTGCTGCATCAGCCAGTGTCTGGATCATAAATCGACGTTGTTGACCTCCCTCTGCAACAGTAACTCTCCCCTCCGACACCGCAGTTTGAATTTCGCCTAAGACAGCTTTTACTCTATCTGCTGGATCGGCGGCAACCATCTCATTTATACTTAAGTTGGTGCCTCTTAACACCGCATTTAAGTCTCCTACGACACTGGCAGCACCTTCAATAGTATCGAATTGACCACTCACATCTATAAAAGATTGCATGTCAACTTTTGCCCTTTGAGCTGCGCTGGCTAAAGTGTCAAGATTCATATTATAAGTGTTTCCAAGCCCTATTAGCTGTGGGTATTTATTTGATACCAAGTCCGCAGCAGAGGCAAAATTAATACCAAGGCTACGACCGGCACTCAATGCTCGATTGGCAAATTTATTAAAAGTTTCGCTTAGTGCTTTTGTAGAGGTGTCACCTCTGGCATGGAGGGCGACGAAATCAGTAAACTGCTTATTAAAATTTCCTATACTCATATTGGTGGTTTTGTTTAAAACAGTGGCTAATGCGGCCATCCGAGTGGTCAGTTTCTTGCTCGCTCCGTCTCCCCTAGTCTGCAATTCAGAAAAAACACCGCCGAGACCACTCATCTCTTCTTTTGCTTTTCCGACTTGTTCTAGACTTATATTCAAAGGACTTATGATCTTTTCTATAGGCTTGGTGCTTTTTATAAGTTCTTGGATGCTCACTCTTGCGAGCCCTGATGCCCTCGAAGTGGCTCCAAGCAGCTCTTGGAAATTGTCAAGACCTTTTGTTTGCGGACCAGTGAACGCAAATCGCTGTGAGAATGTGGCCATTGCTTTTGTAAGTGCTGCGGGGTTCAAAGTTTTTAGATCCAGCCCCATCATGCCAGCTAAAACACCTCCTTGAACTGCTTTTGAGATGCCTTCAAGTGCTTCAGGAGAAATTTCAAACTTAGGGAGAGGTGCTTGTGCTGGGTCGGTGGCATCTGTTGCGGGTTTGATCTTTGAAAAATCGCCGGTTGCGCCCGGTTCAGTGTCACCCTTGGCGCGTTTTAAAACTTTGTCCATTAAAGTTTCAAATTTTGTTAAAAAATTCTGTAGGTCTTCAGGTGTAAGCATCGTTTTTGTCCCTTGCTATTAAATAGTTTAATATTGTTTATTTTCTTGAGCTTCTAGTTCTGAGGTCTTTTGTTCTACGAATTCTTCAATCATCCAAGTTCTCAGAGCTACTGGTAGGTTGTAAAGTTCCAAAAAGGACCAGTTGGCGTGGCGTTTGAAAGAGATAATAAGTTTATACACATCTTTTATATAATCATGAGTCAGGCCAAAAAAACTGTGCCGTCAGGGGCACTTCTCTCCTTTTCACGCTTGAGCATGCCTCGCACTGAACTTCAAAAGAAAAATCAATATCTGGTTTCGTATCCCCGTAACAATCTTTGATATATTTTGCATCAGAGGCTGGCATATTCTCAATAAAGTGTGCTACATCGCTCTCTGAGGCACTTAAACCATTCACAGATGTTATTATAAACTGTAAGAAAGTAGTCATAGAATTTTCTCCGAGGCCCATGTTTTTCTTTTTTTCTGCCTCTTTGATTAACAGAGTCTCTTCGTTCGAGTTCAAAAATCTAAAAGTTACTTTAAAATTTGTTTTTGGCAACTCGATCCTGATATTGTTTGTTTCATGATCTATTTCTTTGTTGACGACTTGAGATAAATCAAAAGTAACGTTACTATAGTTCCCGCAATCAACACAATAAGAAGATGCCTCGTAATCATTGCCGTATGCGTTAATCCTCGCATTTAACATAATTGCGTTTTTGTCGCCAGTGAACAATGTTTTCACATTTATACTCTTATCCATTAATAGACTTTGAATCAAATGATCTAAAACAAGCCCCTTTTCAATCAGCGTGGCTGAAGTTAGAATATCCTCTTCTTTGGCAGTCATTTGTTTGATTTCAACATATTCTTTGCCATATAATGG